GTCTGCTTAAACCGGAGGGGCGTAATTTTTCTCTTGGGATTCTAAAAAATATGGAATCACCTTGAGTTGCCCTAACGTGGGTTTGAGGGGTTATGTTGAGTATTACTTTTTTTAACATTCTACTTCTGTTATTTTGTAATGCTTTTTTAGGTCTTTTTCTATTTGCTTTTGCAAGACAATTGAAATATATCCCTTTGTTGTTTGTCCAGTTTTTGCTGTAATTAATTTAATACAATTTAAAATTTCTTTTTCTACTCTAAATGACTCTGTGGTATTTTGTTTCATATTGTGGTATTTATTACACAAGGTACAATATGTTATAACATTTACCAAATAATTATTAAGAAAGTGTAGCGTTACGCTTTACAAAAACAAAAAACCTCCTTTTTAGGGGAGGCTTCGCATAAGAAATTGAACACTTTTATCTGATATTCTTTATGTAATTGGCTAATTGTTCGTCCTTTCTTAAAACATTATCTCTTAAATCCAAAACCCTTTTACCGTATAATGGATTCTTCCTCATGTCAATACCTTCTTTTGGTAATGGAACTCCATATATGCTTTGCATTGCAAAACCGTGATATCCTTTTTCTGTATTAGGTGTAATTTTTCCTAGACCATTGTAGACTTGCATTTTTGTATACGGGTCTTTTATTCCTAATTTATCAGCATATTGCATTTTTGTAGCAAATGCTCTAGCAAACATATCGTAATTATCTGACTCATCATCTGAACCCATTTTGGTTGGAATTAACTCATTCATATTCATTTTTCCGTGACCTATGTTTTCATTTCCGGCTCTTTTAGAAGTGCCTAGTCCTGTTTCTTGCAAATCAACGGCTAATAAATCATAAGGGTCTTGATTGTATCTTTTGGCTGCTTTTACAATATTTAATATTCTTTCTGATGGATATTTTCCGCCTATTAAATCTCTATTGGAGTCTATTGCTTTACCTGTTGTTGCGCTTACCTTTCTAGTATCTTTTAACTCATAATCTTTTGGCATTACAAGTCCTTTCTTTGCAACCGGTGCTGTAGGTGTAACGCTAAATACCTTTTTAAGAAAATCCATTATTGGATTGCCTTCGTTTTCGCTATGAATTGTTTCTGATATTGCGTCTAACTCTGCCATTGTTAAGATTTTTTATGTCTATTTGCAAACATTCTTGCTTGTGCAATTGAGCTAAATCCCCACGCTTTTAATGCTAATGCTTTTCTTGTAGGCTCACCATTGGGTTTTTTCATTGCGCCTTTCATTCCGGCAAATCTTGCGGCAAAAGATACTCTGCGTGGGTTGTCACCTGACTTTACAGGAGCTTTCAGGTTACCTCCGGTTTCGGCATTATATGATGCTCTGCCTTTTTCGTTCAGTCCTCCTTTCGGATTTTTGCCTTCTGCCCTTGTCCAAGCTGGTGTCTTACGCATTACTTTTTTTCTTTTGCTTTAATCTTTTTTTCTTGCTCAAGCATTTCTTTTGTTGGCTTTTTACCTGAACCTGATTTAGCTCTGATATTATTCCAAAGGCTATTCGCAACTCCTAGTTTGTTTAATTTCCCTTTCATACCACTAAATTAAGGATTTCCTAATATATTTGGTTCATTTTTTGTATCAATTATATCAATAAGTGGCTTTCCACCGGTGTCTATTATTTCAACTTTTTCACCCGAAAGCATAGCATCTATCGTTTCCTCTATGATTTCTCGCTGTTCTGGGGTCAATAGGGCGACTTTCTCGTTAATAGCAGGCACTGCAAAGACATCACTTAAAATCTCCTTCTTTATGCCATCTCTGACCGCCTGTGTTATATGCGGATGTGTTATGGTATCTTTAAATATCCAATTAATTTTATTTACATGGTTTAAGAATAACCTAGCGCCACTTGATTCAGGGTATTGTCTAATAAAATCATCGTAATGCTCTTTAGCCATTTTCAAATGCTGTATTGCACTTACTATGTTTGCTCCGTTCATTTATTAAAGTTTAAATGCTTGTATTCTAATTCTTGTAAAAATGTTCTCGCTTTGAGAACTTTTGCTTTTGCTTTTTCAATCAATTCCTCGTTTCTGTAAACTGGAAATAAAAGCACTCTTTCTTCTAATGGGGTATTAGAGAATATCATGTTCTTTTCTTTCTCATTCCATTCTTTTATAAATTCAGGCGACTCTTCGCTAACAACATCCATCTTTCTTAATAAAGAATATTTTGCTGAATTTCTAATATGCTCTGGTGTGTCAATCAAGCAATAAGCAACGCAAGCTTTTTCTAATCCTAACAAATCCATATATCCGTTTACCTGCGCCTCGTATGTTGAATCTAATTTATCAGGTATATTTGAAAGGAATGTAATCCAATCCCAACTTGACTTTGTATCATATACCATTTCATCAATAACATCAGGAGTGCCTATAAAAAAATCATTACTAAATACTTCAGTGTTTTTACTTAATGGTCTTTTAATAGTAAGTGATAACATATCTATTGCTTCCGGCTCTACTGTATTGCCTTTGTCTGTGTATTTGTTATCAATCTCTTTTTTAAACCCGTATTTTTTATTTGCATACACTTCTATCAAATGCGTCTTTGCTGTTTTAGAAAGTTCGCCAGATTCTTTATCTGCTTTAGATACAGGTTCGGTTAATAATTTACCAATGCTACTGCAATGAATGAGTGTGTTATAAAATTCCATTATTTTATGCTTTTTAGTTTTTTGTTATAGTGTTCTAGTAATTCAGGATTGCTTTTGGACATTAATTCCCAAGATTTTAATTCTGCCCTTGTTTTACAAGCATCAATAAATTCTTTAGTTTTTTCAGTTAATGTTTTCTTTGATTGTGTTGGAATAGTTTCTATTTCGATTTGGTCTTCATAGAAATAACCTAAATCTTTTAGTTTTGCCACATTTTCTTTGTGGTATTCTTCTACTAATGATTTAGCGGTTTCCAAAGCTTCTTTAGCATCTTCTCCGGCGTTAATAGCCACTTCTACGCCAATCTTTTCTGAAGCGTAGTTTCCTAAATTGAATGTTCTTTGATAATTGATTACTTGGATGTGCATAGCAGTTGTGTGTTTTAAAAAATTGGTAGCAATCTCATCATTAATTGCCTTTCTTTTTTATGAAAGAGCTTAAGTGTAGAAATTGCGTACCAATTGGGGGATTTGATTTTTAGTTGAAGCCTATCTTACTCTTATTACCTGTGTTGTGTTTTCAATGACTTTTATCTTAAAGATTTTGTCTTTATGGTCTTCTTTTCTTTTTAGATTTGAAATCATTACAGCAATGGAAGTATAGGGGTTGTCAAATTCAATAATTTCATTCACTTCTAATGAAGAAACTTTACTTGAAACCGAATCTGGGTTAATGTGTCTTGCCATTTTTGATAATTTTTAACAAAGTTAAGTTAATTATTTTAAATTAAAAAACTATTTTTAAATTAATTTTGTTGTCTAATAGGGCAACTTTTGTTTACCAAAACGGGAACTTTGTTTCTTATTTGCATGAATTTTACATTAGGATTCATGCAATAGTTTATAAAATGGAAATATATGTCTAGTTTTTGATATTAAAAACTTGACAATATCCGAATTAGTGTCACCGATTTATATAAATATGTGACAAAGTGATGGTCAATTCGGAGTTTACTTGTATTAAAATAATGGTAGTAATACTACTACTATTATCAAAAAATGCAACTTGTTCAAGTTTTGATAGTGTTCACGGAACATGAACAATGGTAATAAGTGAACATAGTAAAGCCATTACTTTACTTTAAGGGGGGTAAAGTAAAACTAAAACTTTACTATTTTACTTTACTCAATGGAGTGAGTAATTTTACTCAATGAGCCGTAAATGATTGATAAACGGCTCAAGATTGATTGATAAATGCACATCATAAAGTGCGTTATATGTCGCATATTGCCACCATTAGTTCCATTAATGACCACTTATGTGGGATATTTCCATCGCAAATCCGGCAAATGCCTATAAACATTCGCTTTAGCGAAAAAAAATTCCAGAACGCTTGGAGGAAGAGGGGGTAACGCCCAGAATCAGGGGGCGGTCGAGCGAAAGGGGAAGTCGAGCAAATCAAGGTACGGGGGTTCGGTTTTTGGTTTTCGGATTCGGTTTATAGTGTAGTATAATTAATATGTTCCCGACCTGCATACAAAGTAATATGGTATTGAGTTTGGTATGTGTTAGCGGATTGATGAAGGGGGGATATATTACACGCAATTATTGACGGGGAAATATGTTAAAATGATATGTTAAAACTTTAACAAACCTTTAACTTTTGTGTTGATTGTGGTATGAATTAGGGGGTGTATATTTGCTTATTATTTAATTTGCTAAAACAAAATACAATGCAAAACAAATCAATTAAAAAACAACAAGAAACAACGCTATTGACCGCTCAATTTATTACCCTTTTAAGCGGGTTAATTATGTTCAGTGTAGCGTTCGTAAAAGGCAGTCAATTAACAATGGATAACCCCGTAAAAGAAAATATGGTTATCGTTATGTTATTCGCTTGTATCGTTTCGCTATTCTCTATTATTTCAATAATAACAAATAAAAATTAATTTATGAAAAACACAAATTTTGACCTTTACGAAGTAGTTACAAACAAAATCCTTGACGAAATTGAAAAGACGGGAAAATTGAATTGGGTTAAAGAATGGAAAACAAAGCAAGGGACTAACGCCTTCCCGATGAATGGCATATCTAAAAAAAGATATGAAGGTATTAACTTTTTTCTTTTAAGTATGCACGATTATACCTCTCCATATTGGCTAACTTATAAACAAGTTGAGCAGTTAGGCGGGAATGTTAGAAAGGGCGAAAAATCCACGCTTATAGTATTTTGGAAGGTAAACGAGTACACCAAATTAAACACCACTACACAACAAGACGAAACTAAAAAAGTTCCTTTAT